ACTTCAGCCTTGGTGTTGTCGTCATCGACCAGGACTCTCAATGGTTCTCTCCCTGGTCCGGGTCAGCGTGGGCCGCACGCTCTTGCGCTTGCTGCATCTCCTCCGTAGCTGGAGAGGTGTGGGGTAGCGGCAATACTTCCTTGAAGACTTCGCGCACGATACGGAAAGGCTCAGCCCAAGCGAGGGGACTCGGCTCACCCTCCAAAAAACGGTGCTGGATGCGGTCTAGCAATTTCAGGAATGCTTCTGGCACCGGGTCCAGTACCACCAATTCCTTTTGCGGGTATACCAAGTCGTGCGATTCGGCGATAATGACCGCCTTACGCAAAAACTTGTCTTCGCGAATACCCATACCTTTTGGGGAGAAAATGTCGAATTTCATTTTGGCTCCTCTGCTACCCTATGTTCTTGTTGGGCTATGGCGGCACGCTCGCCAGCGCGGAAGGCTACAATGGCGATGTCGGTAACTGTTGCCTGAGACATGCATTCCAATTTGCCACCGTTCTTCCACCATGCTTCAAAACGCTGAGTTTTAAGGCTTTCGTCTCGCTCGATGTCCCGCTGTGCCTGCGCCCCCTCTGCCGGGACGGGCTGGGCGGCGGCAATGGCAGCATCTAGCTTAATTTGAAGCCCCAGGATGTGCTGTTGCATCGCTCTGCGAGTAGAAGCCGTAGTAGGCCAGTTCTCGAAAATATCAAACATAACTTGTGCTTCATCCCTGCGAATTTGCTCATCCATGCTGGCCCCCTTTTCACAAGAACAAACCCTGGTTCTCGTCGTAGCGTTCTTTCTTTCGCTTACTGGCCGTGCGATCGTACTCGCTGAATGGAATCTTCCGCCAAAGCCAACCATTCGCCCAGCGTGCTACGTCCTTGAGTTTCTGCGTAGTCCAATCGAATCGCGCTCGCGGCTCTCGTGTTAATGCATTCAATGCAATGAATGGTTGAACATGCGGCTCGCATCCTGCGGCAATCGTCTCGTGAATCCTGTCCATACAGGCTTGGAACGGCTCGTTGCCAATCAGAACATATGGACGCTTGCGCCGCGCGGGTTCGCTCTTGAGTATCTTGAACACTGCGCGTACTTGCGGAGCTTCATCAGAATGGTCGTAGCCGAAGCGCCACGGTCCACCACCAGTGTTGATGAGCGGCCTCCAACGTCGATACACTTCTTCGTTGAACGTCTTTGGCTCGAATCCACTGTTTGCATCCCTCAACCGCACGCCCGCCTTCACATAGCGTTCGATGATGTAATCCTGATACTCCGCTGGAAGCGCGGACAGATTGTTGTCACAAAGGACTGGGCGAACGGGAAAGTTAGGCGTTACTGTTAGCCCCTCTGGGTGCAGAAACGGGACGATGCAGAATGAGCATTTCTCAGTGCAGCCAGTGCTAGCGAATGTTGCCTCTGGGTTGTGCTTCACAATCGCGTCTGGGTAGCTTTCTTCTAGTTTCGCCACCATCATCAGCGGATGCACCATTTTTTGCTTAAACATCAATGCAACTCCTGGACCGCCAGCTACCACTTTCAGGCCCATATTCCTAGCGATGGTCGCTCGTTCATAAGCCTCGTTGAGCCGATACGTGAAGGCCACAGACAGGTAACAGAATCCGTGATCATGCCATTCCGCTAGTCCGCCAACCCAACTCATCCTCGCTTCCCTGTTGCGCCCCGCTTCTCTCGCGGAAGGCGCTCCACGGTGACGCGCACCCGATCGCCGGGCTGGAATATCTGATAGGATAAATGGTCTTCCATAAACCTGTCGAATACTCCCTCTCCAGTGAATCGCACCTTGGCCGTAAATCTCTGCCGCTTCCTTGCCCTGGCAGGCGTCATGGGCGCTCCACGGCTTCCCTGTACGGCTTCCTGTTGTGGCTTCCATGTACCGGGCAAGGCTGGCCATGCCCACGCCAGCCAGCGAGCTTATCCATCACTTGCGGACTTTCTTGGGAGGGATCTCACCGATCGCGAGGCCCGCGTTTGCGCGGCGCGTAGTGCAGGTCGGACAGCGGCACGTAATCCACTTCGAGGTAGCCGTGTGCCTTACGGTTGGAGCACTCGGATCCGCTCCTGTTGCAGATACCACGGGAGGGGCGGCGTCGTTCGCGACGGACAAGGGAGCGTGATTACCTCCGCTGTTTCCAGGTCTTCCAGAGACACTAGCGCGTTGTCCAGCCACAAGTACGTCTGGAGTTCGAGCGGCGTCTTCCACTGCACCCACTTCGCTGTAATTCGCATTCTCTCTCGCCTTCTGGCTGAGGGCATCAAGCAGGATTTTCTTGCACCATGAACTAAGTGGACGCCCGTCTGCATCGTGCTTGATTAGGGCGTACTCCACGTCGGAGACGACCAAACTTATCTTCATGTGAGCAAACGGTAGCAGGTTTCGCAATGTTGCGCAAGATCAGACTTTTGCGCCGTGGGCGCATTATACCTACCAGCCCTTGCATAAATTCAACGTTTCCTTGCATAGCGAGCCGATCTGGGCGAATTAAACCGTTCCTAGCTAGGTGTTCCAATCGGGACAGACAGGGCGGGTTTCAGAGAGTACGGTTAAGGGCACTCCTGAGATGCTGGACTAGGTGCAGACCGGGCCGGAGGAAACTCACGTTTGGGGAACACAAGGCGCAGACGTGCGGAGGGTCCGGACTGCACTCTAGAAAACTGGAGGCCCCATGAAAGTCTTTCGGTTCTACGTACAATCCGAGCAAGAGAACGGCGATGAGATTGGCAATGGCAATGGCGGCGTAGATGGGCAGAAGCTAGAGCTCATCCTGCCGGATGGTTTTGATCTCAAGCGCGTCGATACGACCGGCACCGAAGAGTACCTCTACACGGTGACGATGAACGACCACGACTTTTTCCAGTTCACGATCCTGCCTGGTGCAGTGATTCCCCCTCCGCTCGGGCCTCTGCCTTCTCCGGTAATCCTTCGCGAAAAGGGTGACACCCACGAGGGCACCTTAGAGTGAAAGTAATCGTCGCTGCGATTCTCCTCCTCGCTTTCGCGGGGACATCCCAGGCTGGACCCAAGAAATTTTTCAATGCGATTTTCGGCTCTACGAATCCAGAGCGAACCTGGCACCAGGTCTGGACCGATCCGCTAGTCTGGGCGGACATCGCCATTTCCATCGGTAGTGATTGGGCTGCAACTCGTCAGGCGCACGAATGCCGCCAGCGTCAGAACGCCGGCATTGCTTTCTGTGACGGAGGGTACGGTGAGTTCAAGGCGCGTGAGATTGAACGCGGCGTTGCGACTCTGGGGTTTACGACTCTATCGGTGACCGCGCGCAAGGCCGGCTTCTCCGACTGGTTCATGCCGTCCAGCTTGTTCAACGGATACAACATTACCGTGGCGTATCGGCAATCGCAGATTGGGTGCCCTGCGGGAGAGCTCCCGGTGTACGGGACCAAGTACAACTGCCAGCCCGAATACGCGACTTGGGGGCCAACCGCTCAACGGTTGATCACCCTTCGAAGGAGCCACTAATGGACCCTAGAGTTATCCTGATATGTGCAGCCGCAGCCGGACTTGTTTTTGGCGTTCACGCCGGGGCGGTTGGAATTAAAAAGGTCGCCATCGGAGTGAAGCACGTCGTGGTTCACATCGTAAAGCATCCCGTCGACTCGGCTAAGAATGGCGCAGGCAAGCACGCCAAGGACTAAGGTGTGAAATTCTTTACGGGGTGGTGAATTCTTTACCGACCAGGATGCAGTTTCTTCCACTGCTCGGCCCTTTTGTTGTGCTCCTCCACCGAACCTACCTGCGGGCCTCCACCTGTTTTAGAAATCTCTTGCTCCAACCGCTTCATGCGCAATTCGAGTAAGCGATCGTTGTACTCGCGCAGGCTCACGTCCGGGTCCGCTGCATCCCTAATCGGAGCGTTACAGTCATAGCCCTGGTTGATGTTCTTCATTTCGGCCTCGCTGCGCCCTCGCGCGTATAGGTGAAAGAGGCTTTTTTCAACTGTGCGTTGTGGACCTGGGTGACGTGCTCGCGGGCCGCACGCTGCGCTTCAAGTTTCGGAATCGCCCCTTTCAGTGGAGGTGCGTAGGGGAGTTCGTTGTCGACGTCACGGATGGGAGCATTGCAATCGTAGCTTTCGTTGATTTTTCCCATTACCGGATTCCATTCGCGATTCGCCAGTCCACGTAAGCGGCGCAAATCGGGTTGCTCAAGTCACACATGCCAGGGTGCGGCTTATGCTGCCCGGCCAGCGCTTGCCGGGCTATTGCTCCGGATGATTGCAGGTCGCCGCGTGACAGCGCTGCAGAAAGGTTGGGCATCCCTCTCGGAGCGTCACCAATCGGTGCGCGACAATCGTAACCTTGGTTGATCTTCGCCATAGGGCACCTCAGTTTCCCGCGTGCATAATTTCTTTGCTGCCGCATTCCGGACAAGCCGGAGGTGCTGACTTGATCGTAAAGCTTTTTCCGCAGGCGCTACAGATACCGTGTTCACCGACCGGGAAGGATGGATTCAGAATACTGTCCTTGCCCTCGTGAGCGGCCTCCTTCTTGGATTGCGCTTCCTGGTTCTTCTGCATCGTGTTCTTCGCATCGCGACCGTAACCCTGGTCTGCGAAGGCATTACGTGGTGCGATGTTTTTTGTCATGACTCCCCCTGTTCCTTTTTCACTCTGGCCAAAGTTTGAGCCGCCGTCTCCCCTGCCTTGCGATTATTGGCGATGCGACCATACTCTCCGTAGGGCGCTTGAATAGGTTCTGTCTCTCCACGATGAGGGACGCCAAAGGGTAGCGGAGCCGGTGGCGTAGTGGCCTTGCTTGGAGGTTTCCCGGCGTCATGCGTCTGCGCGTCGAACGCGCCGCGCGGTGCGATTCTGTTTGGCATTGTCTCTCCTACGCCGTGATGAGTTGCGGCGCTTCCTTCGTCGCGAGTACTCGGTCGATGAACGCACCGACCGAAATCTTTTCGAGCGAACCAAAGTGCTCAGGCCGGTCGTAATTCGCAAAGAACGCGGCGCGTGCGGCGGCCTCCGTCGCAAAGTTGAGCATGCACTTGTCTTCGTCGACGTCGGTGAACAGCGGAGCCTTCATCGTGTGGATAACATACACGGTCTCTGAGGTAGGGTCGAGCCCGAGGAAACAGTCAACGTGGTCTCCGTCCACTCCGCGCGTTCCGCGTAAGTAGCCGTAGTCGTGGGTCATCGTCGTTGACCACTTGTTGCCGCCCGCATCTACCCCTGAGCGTTTTGTCCCCGCCTTATTCTCGATCGAAATGTCGAGCCCGTGCCACTTTACTTTTCCGTGCAGGGGACGCGCATCCCGCGCGGAGTTTGTGTCGTACCCGCACGCGCGCGCAATCTTGGCGTGGACGGTCTCATCCCAGTCGGGATACCAGTGATGCAGAAACTTGCGGAAGTCGGGCCTGGTCTTCGCGTAGGTCCCATTCTTCACGCCGGCCGCAAACAAGCGTTTGACATCCGGAGCATCGCGTTGGATCTTCTCATCGGTGGGAGGGAGGTCCGCATCGAAAGCTGCATCCTCGGCCCCACCACTTTCTTTGCGCATCGCGTCCTCGGGGCCTTCGCCGCCCGCGCCCGGGGCTTCCACGGGTGGCTCGGGTTCCTCTTCCGCTTTGTCGACGTCCTCATCCGTGATGTTGGTCCAGATGCCCGTCGTTTCGCCCAAGTGTTGCAATTCCTTGAGCGCAGTTTTCCGGCCTACGACCTGCGTGTTGAACGCCGCAAGAATGACAGCACCGGCCTTCTCTGCCAGTTCTGCTTTCTCTTCCTCCTGGAGTACGCGAATGGACGGGAAGTGCAGGTCTAGGTCATCGGGAACCTCACCAAACTCCGACATGTAGATAACCGGATAGAGTTGGTCGAGCGGAGGCCTCACGTCTTCATCCTGGTTCTGCGCAATGCGCTCCTCGTAGTAGCGCTCATCGGCGTCGTTCGATTGGCCCAGGCCGCTAATGGTTTTCCCGAACAGCCGCGTGACCGGAATCTCCGAAGCGCCGGATGCGTCCATTTGAAACTGTGCGAATACTTCGCCAATGCCGGCGAACGAATACTGGAGCGACTTCAAGTCAGCGTCTTTGCCCATGACCAGCATGGACTGGTTGGACAGCAATTCATTCTGCGCTTGCATGACCGCATTCCAGCGCTGAAGTGCCGTGCCGCTGACGCCCAAGCCGGAAAGCATTTGCCCTAGTTCGGGATCGACACGCGCGATGAGGTTCGAGCGGAAGAGGAGATTAAGGATCGACCACGAAGCATTGTCCAACTTGCGCAGCGTCTCGTACACAACTTCTAGGACCGAGATGCCCCAATACTGCGAGGCCTGGAATTCCGGGACAGGAACCTCGGGACCGGTGAAACGCAAGATGCGGCTCGCATGGATCCGGAAAGAGGAGCTGGTATTCTCGGCCATGCATTTGTAGTATTCCGGCAAGCCCCACTGTTGCGGTTTTGTCAGGTCTTCCGAAATCGTGCCTTCCGGAGAGATGCCCACCCAGCGGTCAAACGGAATCAGGCCCAGGTAGCTTTGCGGGTTGACATCATCGAGGTCGAGTGGCTCATCCAGAAACTTTTCGTGGCCTTTGATAGCCATGACGCAACCGGCCCCGCCGTAGAGTCGCGCCCACTTTAGCGCTTGGCGAAGGCGGCGTGGCGTGTAGGTGCGCCGGATGGTTCGGTCTACGGTGCTGATGTCATCAGGCTCCATGTCCGAGACGATTTTTGGCCACGCGCGCGTCATGTCGGCTGCGGGAAGATCCACGATGCGGCGGGCAAGCCAGTGGTTCCGGTACAACGTGAGCATCAGCCAGTAGTTGAGCGAGAGTCGCTCCATGACGTACTGCGTGCCTTCTGCGAGCGAGGGAGTCCCCCAGCCCATCCTCGCTAGGACATTTGAAAAGTAATCGAAGCCAACCGATTGCTGCTGCTGCACACCGGTAGGCAGCGCGGGCTTCTTATCCCGTGCGATTCGCTTTTTTGTTTTTGCTCTCATGAAGGCCGGTCGGTGAGTTGAATCAGCGGTCTCTCGACTAAGGCTTGCTTGGCCAGGTCTCCGTAATGGTCATCGAGTGTTAGCTTGGCGCGGCGAAGGATTTCATACGCTAGCGCTTTGTCTTCGAGGGAACCTTTGATTACGCAACGGGCTTGCGCCGGATCCCACAAGATCAAAAGAAAGGGTCCGCTCGGTGTGAGCACGGTCATTCAGGACCCTTTCCTTCCGGTGTGCCGCCGAGCCATGGAGGAAAGTATAGCCCGCATTTCCGGGTAGCGGGATAAATTTGCCGTTCTCTGTGACGAAGACCACGGGAGGAGCACTCACGGCTGGAGGAGTCAGGAAGTTTCCGGCTGCCCAATAGCTACTGGTTGACGATGACTGGCCGCTCGGTGCGTAGAACATCATGCCCCCAGAACCCGTCGCGAAAGTGGCGTCCGTTACAGTGAGCTTCACAACCCCATTGATTTTTACGGTTATAGTGGTGGCGACCACTTCGATCCGTAGTTTGTCCCCAGGGGTTAAAGCCGCTGCGACCGGAGCATTGATTGCCGCTGGAGATCCTCCTGTCATTTTGTCGAGGTTGATGGTGCCAGCTCCAGCGTTGTATAGCGCGACGTACCCGTTTCCTGGACTACTGACTCGAACGCCGGGGCCATCGTATGAGCCTGCTCCTTGTGCGACAAAGCTCATCTCGCACCACTGGTCTGCGGGGAACGCCACGGCGTTCCAAAAAACCATCGAGAAGGCGCTGTTTACTAAAGGGACCACTTCCGTAGCGGTCCCGGACAATCGTTGCACCACCCCTGTTGTTCCTGAAACGTTTGACCAGTTGCCCGCTAGGGGATTCTGGTCGGCTCCGGTGAAAGTGTCGGTAGCAAGCTGTGTCTGCGCCCGGGCGAGCGGAGCCAGGAGAAGCAGGAGAACTAGGAGCCGTTTCATTGGGTGCCTGCGATAGTGAAGCCCAGCCCAGCGGCCGTAACATCAGCCGAAACGGGAGCGAGGATTTGGAACACGTTCCCTGAGACCAGGCTCTGCGTTAACCCGCTAACCGTGGTCAAAGTACACACCGTCGCGGCTATGCCACAAGTGATGCTTCCGATCTGCGTCGGCGTTCCCGCAATCACTTTGTTGATGATGAACACTGTCGAGGCCGTTGTCGCTGCCTGCAAGACGGCCTGCGAGCCAGTGAAATTGGCCGGAAAGTTGATCGTGACTCCGACCGGTACCGCCAGCAAAACTTGGGAAGTGAGGTAGATTCCACCCGTCCCCGCCCCGGGAGCATAGCCACCGAAGACGTAGGGTAAGCGCGTGTTCTCCCACTTCCCGTCCGCTGTGACATACGTGAGTCGATCGAGATTCGCCGGCGAGGTGACCGTCACATCGGTCAAGGCCGCAAGCGTGGTCGTGGAAGACCCGCCGCCACCCCAACTTGTGCAGGTGTTTCCGGTTACGGCCGAGCACGATTGCGGACCGGTGCCGATCAAGTAGAACGTCGAGCCGATCTGGGCCGCTACGATTTCACCCGTCGCATAGGCTAGTTGCTTGTCGGGAGTTTTGAGCAAGTCGATCGCGATAGCGGGAGGGGTTGCGTTAACTGTCTGCGTAGTGCCGCCCACAGTGACGTTGTTTACGTTGAAACAGCCACTCGTGGCCAGCGGGCAAAACTTCAACGTCCACTTGGAACCTGCCGGATTGATGGCACCGTTCGAGGGAAGACTGATCGAGTAGGTGCCGGAGCTGCTTAAGGCTCCGGTGAAAGAGGTTAGTAGCGCTCCTCCACTCCAGGAGTACTTCGCCGGTTGAAAATTTTTATTAGGGACAAACGTGGCCGTGACCGTTCCAAGATTCCACGTCTGCCCGCCCGCGTCCGTGACCGTTCCCGAGACCGTGGTGCTCTGTGCATCAGCGACCGCCGCGCAGAGCAGCAAAAACAAACAAGCGCACAGGTTTCGCATGGGTGAACCTCTGCGGGCAAGTATAGTCCTGAACCTCGTACAGCGGTAAGAATCACGCGGCCTTGGTTTCGATCATGTACCGCCACTTCGGGATCTTGGTGTGGATGCCGTAGCGGAGAGCGTCTGCTTCATCGTCATCGTGCTTCACAGGTTCCTCGACGCCGCGCTTCGCTTTATTGGAGTCCCAAACGTGCGCCATGATGCCTCGAAGCGTCCGCACACATTTCCGGTTGATGCGAAGCTTCCGCATGACCATCATTCCGGCCACGCTTTGAATTCCTTCGGTAACTTCGTTTTTGGCTTCGGTGACCCAGATGCCGCGGTTGACGCACTCCTGGCGGAAGCTTAGGGCCTCGGGCGGGATGATGACCTGGCAGCCGTTATTTGCGCCCATGAATTTAATGAGTCGCTCGGCGTGCTCACCGTCTGTGCATTGTTTCATTTGCTCTTTGGAGTCCCACACGTCTTCGCGGTCGAGCCACACCGTGTCTCCGTCATCCCAGAATTCTTGATAGACGTGCGGGTGACTGGTTCCGTAATCGTTACTCACCCAGCGGTCGATGAAGCCCCCGGCGTTCTTGAGCGTGATGGGAGCCTCGTCGTAAATCAGATCATCGCTCCAGGCGTCACCCCAGATTGCGCCTTCGGCCATGACCCACTGCCCTAAGATGAATCGCCTGTAGAACATCCCCTTGTAGAAGTTTTTCAAAGACCGGATGTATTCCTGGCCGAGATTCGGGTTGTCGTCCATCGTCATGTGCAGATGAAACACTTCGTCTTTGAGCTTGCCCTGGGCTTCATCGAGAAAGCGCGTCTTGAGCCAATGCATCGGGTTGTCAGGGTTCGTGGTGGCGTAGACGCGCGCGCCGGGAGGGGACAGCCGCGTGAGCAACATGTCCCAAAAAGATTCAGGCATGAGCACTGCTTCATCGCAGACCGCTACGCCGATTGTCGAACCGCGTACATATTTTTCTGAAGCTAGGTCGCGCGCGCCGAGTATGTTCCACGGCGTCCCTAAAATACGCAGGTTCCCCGTATGCTCACTGAAGGAGTAGTCCCGGTCATCCAACAGGTCAAATAAATCCTTCAGAACGTTGGTGTAGACCGTCCCTGCAGTTTGGCCGATGAGAACACGGCCGCCACGAATCGGCTCATGGCACGCGCGCATTATTTTGGGATGGACCGCCCAGGTCTTCCCGCTCCGCACCGAACCATCTAGGATGTTTATGCGCTTGTCTTTGTAGAGCGGTCGCGTTGCGAAGTCGTGGACACGCCGGCCATAGTTGAGGAGATTACTCGCGGGGTTCATCCGGTGTCACGGGAGGGGCGGCGGGATCGGGAGGAGGATTCTGGTTGGCTGTATTCAGTGCATTGATGAGGCTTTCGAGCCGGTCATTCCTTCCGATAACCTCGACACGCATCGTCGCGCGGCCTTCTTGAGCTTCGCGTACTTCCGTCGCTGCGCTCACGCTACCGGTCAGAACGGCCTCAAGGTACATGCGCACGCCGAGTGACTTCGCGAACGTAATCCCCTCGGGTAAGTAATCGTTGTGCTTCAGTTTCCGCTGTGGAGGGTTCGCAGCGCACGCCGGACAGCCTAGCAGCCCGTTCATTCGCCGCCGAATCGGTTCGGGCAGCCGTGCGTCCGCTATTAGCGCATATTCATCGGTGATCGGGCGACGGCCGTTCTTACCCTCGGGATTGAGTACTTGGCCGGGCTGGACCTGTGGCGCTAAGTTTTGTAGGGATGTCGCGGCCATTACCCGTTTCTTTTTGTCCTTGCCTCGTTTTCGCAGGAGCATATCCCGTCCGCTTCCGAAGAAAGGGTACCATGCGCAGGGGTGCGAAGGTGCGCAATAGTGCGCACAGTTGCGAAGGTATGGCTAGGGGAGGATCGGCAGGCCGCGCTGGAAAGGTTCTGTCCGCAGACTGAGGTTGTGCTCGATGATCTGCCAACCGTTCGAGAGTTTGTTGCGGTCCAGGATGGCGGCGATTGCGCTGGCATCGGTGGGGTTCCGCGAGCAGAGCAGGAAGATACACTCGCCCAACCGCGCTTCCTGAGTGTAGATGGGTTGCTCGAACGGCGCGCGCTCACGCTTGCCCACTTCGATCAGGTCCAGGAATTCTCTCACCTCTCCTCCGGTCCCATGCTGCGAATCGTCCACTTGAACTGCTGCGAGACCGCAAAGAATTCCAGAAAACTCCAGCGCTCTTTGAGGACGATGCCCTGTGCTACGTCGCTGGAGTCCATTAGCGTGCGGATCAACTGCAGCACGCCGTGGTCGATGACGTAGTGTTCTGCAAAGAAGGTTTTCCCTTCGATCTTTCCGTAAAACTTACAGCACCCGTCGCGTATGTCCTTCGGTACTTCTCGGAGCGTGTCGAAGTCCACTCAAGCCGCCGCCGCTTTCTTCTTTTTGCGACGCGCAACCGGCCCGAGCGCACCCCAAGCTTTCTGTTGTGCGGGAGTTACGAGCTTGGCGGCTTTCCTGCCCCATGCTTTCCGCTGTGCGGGCGTGGTGAGCTTGGCTGCTTTCCTCCCGCCTTTCGCGCCTGCCTTCCGAAAGAATTCCTTGATCTCTTCCGGAGTCTTACAGTCTTGCAGTGTTTGTGCCATGTGTCTTGTCCCTTTCCGCGCTTGATGATACAGGTTAGGGGGTAACCTGTCTAGTCTGAGGTACCCCCTACCGCCCGCCCGCCTTAGGCCCCGGTAAAGGCCCCTGGGAGGCTCGCCACGGGGTTTTAGGGGCTAGAGGGTAGGGATAGAGGCTATTGGCGAGCGCAATAGCTTTCGCTCCGTCGAGGGTCAATAGGCCGTGCGGCATCGAAGTTTCGTCTTGCCATTCGACCATCGTTTCGTTGACGGTAATCTTCCATTGAGTCAGTGGCTTGTTGCGGTTGTACTACACTCTCACAATCTCGATGTGATAAGTCTGGGCCTTGAACACGATCTTCGCTTTCACATCGATGCCGTGGGTGGCGAGGTGCTGGCCAACGAGGAGCGCCCGGAGGTAGGCGTCGTGGTCCAGGCAGATAAACTCCTGCGGTTTTTTCAGTTCACGTTTGAGCCGGGTGAGCTCCTGTTTCGTGATTCCGATTTCGATGCTCACGAGCCTTTCTCCGCAACGTGCTCCGCAACGTGCTTCTCTAAATCCCCTTCGTCTGCGAACTTTTGTCCACAGTGGCAGGTTATGACCCACCCTTGATAGGTCTCGTCTTCGTGAAGCACCAGTCCGTCTCTGCCGTGCGTCACCTCGTCGGCCATGAAGTGACAGAGCGCCCCGCACTCCGGACACTCTCCGGAGGGCGTCGGCTCGCCTGCGGCAACTCGTTTGGCTAGGTCTTTAATCGGGAGCACTAACCGGGAATCAGGAAATACTCCGTAGCAATTCTGACATTGGCTGAGGGCCTCCCGCGCGTCCCATTCCGTCTCGTTGATTTTGACCGTGACATACTTGGCCGGAAAATCGTTTTCTTCGGAAGCTTCCGCACCCCGCACGTACGACCTGAGTTTGCAGATGAATTCTTGGGCCTCCGTCCGATCCCCGGCCAGCACGGTGTCGTAGAACCACTCTTGCTGATCGTCGCAGTAGCTGACCACTAAATACTTGTTCACGGCGTCCTCCTGGCTTTTTTCGCAAGCTGGAAAGATGATTTGGGTGAGTAGGAGTTTCGGTACCGCGCTCGCCGCGTCTCGCGGCAATTCGCTCCCAGACGGTGCGGCGCGGCTTTCTCTTTTCCGCAATCGACGCAGAGCCCCGCAGTGCGGAGCCTCTGGCGTCGTGCGGCAAGGTACCTTGGGTCGCAGTTCACAGGTCCTCTTCGATGGACTCGTCCACGTCGGCCTGCGAATAGCCCGTGAGAATCTCGGGCCGGTAGTGGGATAGCTTTTCCTTGCGGCACTTGTCGC